GCAGTAGGCAAACTGAGTAGAGGGTGTTTCTCTATTGACTCAGTTGCAAACCAGCTTTCTAGTGCAGTGATAGCGTCTTCTTGATACGGTCTTAGTTTCATTAATCATCTTCCTTGTCCTCTATATGCTTTGAAGGACTTTCTTTTATTCTTGTTCATACTACTGAACTTTACATTGCGCGAACCTTGGCTAGTCTTTTTATACTTAGCCCTAGATATGTGTATTTTTACTTCTCTTCTTATAGCCATCAGTGCCTCGTTTTATCCTTGCTTTCCATTTGAAGTTTAACAGCGTCAAGAACTTCTTGTTCATCAATGTTTTCAAGATCTTCTGGATCTATTACATAATCTTGATCTACAAGCCCTTGGTCTTTGCCGTATTCAATTATAGAGTTCCAATCGGTGTTAGTTCCTCCAGCTAAATTACCAAGCATATCTGCTTGAAAGAAAACTTCTTTTCTAGTCATGCCTTTTTCTTTAGCAATATCATTAATGACTCTGCCCCAGGATGCCCCAATTAACATGGTTGCTTCGTTGGTGCTTTCTTGTAATACATCGTAGGTAACACAAACGACATACGTTAATAATACTTCTAATAGTTTATGTGGATTTTTGATCTCGCCCATTCTTTTGTTGAATGACATCATGTGCATTCGTAATTCTTCTAACAATTCCTTCTTGGAGATCACTTCCAAATCTATTTTGTCTTCTTTCATATAGCACCTTCGCTCTCTTTAATCTGTTTATTGAAACAACACAGGCCGCAACTTCATCAAATAATTCAACTGGCAGTATGTGATTGTTTAACTCATATATTTTTCCTAACAACTTCTCAGAGTTAGCAATTAATTTTTTATCATCAATCATATTTGTTTCCTAATGTGTGCCTACCGAACTCGTAACGCCGCTCGTATTAATTAACTTGTTCGGTAGGACTTTTTTGGGAGATGACCCGGTTATTTATCCCAAGGCATAGCATCATCTTCTTCTTGTAAAGGCTTCGCTCTAGGCGCTTCCTCAGAGGTAGATGATGTACCTTTGGCTAAGTAATCTTGTATCTTGTTACTGTCCTCGTACCCATTTGTTCCAGGTTCAATTTTGATCTTGGCTTGAAAAGGATTGTTAATCATTTCGTCCAAGGCACTAGCATTGAAACTGACATCGGTGCTTAAACCTAACGCTTTACGCCAAGCTTTAATTTTCCTAGCGGTTACGGTTACAGCATTACCTTCAAGAGTAAAATACTCCCAAAGTTTTCTATTAGAATGGCTTGGACCGAGTACTTGAAACTCGATTTCAACCATTGCATTTCCAGCTTTAGATGTTCTCTTTTCCCATTTGTTAGCAACTAATTCATAGTCGCCAGCAGGCATAGGTTTAAAGTCATCTTCTTGGTCAGGCACATCGCCTAACATTATTTCAAAGTCATCACTCATGATAAATTTAACTCCTCGCGAAGACATGAAGTACAACAAAGAAGGCCTTTGTATTTATACCCACCGTCTAAAATTTCTTCTCCACAGTGGTCACACAAAATCTCCTCTGACACTTTATGCCTCCGACAGATTTTTAATTGATTTTTTATATTCGTCGTAAAACGAATCCCATTTGAGTTCTATCTTATCTGGAAGAGGAACTCGTCTCTTCGCGTCAAAGGCGGGAGAGAACTTCGTGAACAACATGGGATCACCCATGGCAAGTGCCCTTGTCTGCTCGTTGAAGCCCTTCCCTTCTTTCACAGTACGAACCTGATGGTTCGCAAAGAAATTGAAATCGACCCATTCTCTAATGATTGAAGCTGTCTTGTTGTGCAACTTCAATTGATACCTATCGTAAGGTTCTCTCTCTGGGTCGTTAAAAGTTCTAATATCTACATGTGAAAGCAAGATAACATTCATCTTCTTTTGGTCATGTAAAATATCCAAACCTCTTAAAATCTTTCTAAACTTTTCTCTGGCCGCAGTGTAGCCTTTACCAAAACCTATTTCTTCTATTCCAGAAACACCTTTCTCTGCACATACTGCTTCATGAGTTAGTATCTCAGCCCAGTCTGTAGTATCTAAAATCACAGTCTTACGATCATGATCCATGGTGGCAAGCTTCTTAATGCAATCAATAATGTCTTGATACTTTTCACACAATGGAAACTTTTTAACATTTAAGAATGCTGTACCTTTCTCGGTACAAATGAAAACTGGATTGGGTGCTTGAGAGCCAAAGGTACTTTTACCTATGCCATCAACACCGCCAATATTCATTCTCACTGGTCCTGGCTCCAAGCCAGATAATAATTCATCTTCAAGACTTGGCATTGTTGTACCTCCCAGGTGTTGCTTCTATACCTAATCTTTTTATTGTGGCAACGAAGTCTATTAAAAAATTAGCTTTGCCTTTGGTTCTAGCATGTGGTTCGATTTGATCTCGATAATAAAATTGCATGAGACTTTTGTGAGTCATGCCTGAGATCTTTGCAATGTGAGCAAAACTCAAACCATCGTCTCTCAAATAATCCACTGCTCTTACAAAGTCATTAATATTGAAATAATGTTTTGCATAATAATCGTAAGCTTCAGCATACAACTTTTCTTTAGACTCGCTTTGTGCGGAAGTCATCTCTATTTTTTTACTCATTTGATTTCCTCATCATCAGAAAGAATGACTAAATGTTTTTTCATCCAATCTTCATTTATGCCTTCTTTTTTTAATTTATCTTTTAGTTTTGTTTCAATCATTTTGTTAGATTTTTTACTCATTAAGTTTTCCTCTTTTCAACAAAGCTGACGTATGGACGATCTGATATTTCAGTGGTCAAGCCTTCAGCTAATTTATAGTAGTGGGATGGGTGTTGTTCAGCTAGAGTAGAAGTTTTTCTTTTGTCTTCTTTATACTCTATTTGAAATGGCCAAAGATTAGCTGGCACCTTGCCTTCGGCATGTATCTTTGCAACATAGTCTTGATCCCAAGATTTCTTCAAACGGTACTCAACTTTAATATCAGAATCTAAATCATCAAGGGTTACTCGATGAGATCCCCCGGTATTACTAAGCTGAATTACTTGATCGTTTACTCTTGGGTGTCTTGCTATTGCAATGTCTAACTCTTTGGATTCTTCACGGAGTTTCTTTTGCCACAGCAAATTCTTTTTCTTTCTTTCGATAAGTTCTTGGAGTTCGTCGAACTCGGTTTTATCTTTTATATCGTTCATAAAATCTCTCTTTAAATTTGTTCATTGCCAATTAAATAGAAGCTTATTCAGAATGTCAAACACTTTTTTAAATTAATTTAGACAAATATGCAAAAAAAAATATACATTATGAAAAGGCTTCTCTATAATGAGGCCATGAATAAATTACAAGAATATATAAAAAACAGAGGCAAAGAGAATGTTGCAACGATATGTGATGTATCAGTACATGCAGTCAACTCTTGGTATTATGGAACAAGACAACCTACAGTCAAACAAGCTAAAAAGATTATGTTGGTTACTAATAAAGCTCTTAACTGGGAAGACATCTATGGACCTATTGAGGAAGAAGCTGAAGCATAACAAATAATTTTGGGAGGAATATGTCGCTAATACTAAACGCCAATAAAGATTGGGAAAATATTTCTGAGGAGGCCAGGCAAGAAATGATTTGGTCTTTCTGGGAAGAAGGCTTTCATTTAATACCTTGTGGTTCTAGAAACGAAGCCATACCAGAATACTTTAGAAAGCGTCACCCTTTTGAAGACGATGATAAGCTCAGTGCAAAATGGGCGAAGACACCCAGAGTCAAATGGGAAACTTATCAAAGAAGACAACCGACACAAGAAGAATTGAGAGAGTGGTTGGCTCGGTATCCGGGAGCCAACTGGGCTGCTATCACTGGGATAACTTTTGTTGTCTTAGATTGTGATAGCGAAGAGGCGGTCAAGTTCGTAGAGTCTGGTCAAGTAACTAGATCGCCTCTAAAACAAAAGACTCCTCGTGGTGGTTATCACTATTTCTATCAAGTCAATGAAGGTCTGAATGTCAGAAACATGACTGGTAAGTTAGATGTCAGAGGTGAAGGTGGTTACGTTATGGTTTCACCTTCTACTAAATATTTTTTTGAAACAGCAGATGGTTCAACTGTAAATGATATTGATGATTTGCCGATGCTTAACATGGAAGACTTGAACAACATACATGATTACAATCAATCCGATAAAGTTACTTCTATTTTAGATAACAAAAACAAACTCACATCTGACCCAGTAGATGTTGGTCAACGAAACGATACCTTGGCTAGATTGATTGGTAAATGGATTAAAGAAGGTTGGGGTTATCGTGAAGTTTTAATTAAATGTTTTGATTGGAATCAGACTTTACAACAACCTTTACCTTTCCCAGAAGTATTGCAAACTTGTTTATCAATTACTCAAGGACATATCAAACGACACCCAGAAGATACGGAAGCTGGAATACTACAATGGAAGACTAGCGAATGGGAAATAGATTTAAGAGATGAGCTTAAAGAGATTATGGATCAAGAAGATCCAATCATTGACCAGAAACGTAAAGATGATTTAACTGACCCACTTGGTTTAAAACCTTACAACGATGAGTTTTGGACTGGCTTAGAACCTAATTCTATTGGTCAGTTTTGGGGCGATTGTTTTATCTTTGAACAATCTAGATGTTTGTTGATTGGTAAACCTAAGATAGGTAAATCGCATTGGCTTGGTGGCTTTGCAGCGGCGGCCACTACTGGTCAACCTTTTATGGGCAAACCTTTTACGCGTCCGTGTAAAGTCATGTGGTTACAAGCAGAGATTATCCAGGAGTTCTTAAAAAATAGAATTGATACTTACTATCAACCTTACATGCACGACCCAGACTTAATGGCGATGGGACATGCTAACTTGATACCGACTGGTAGATTGAGAAAGAACTTAATGAGAGATAAAGATATTGATGGTATTGCTAGAAGTATTGAATATCATCAACCAGATATTGTCATGATCGACCCTATCATTAATTTCTTTGATGGTGAAGAAAACAGCAACCAAGAGATACATAATTTATTATCTAGAGTCGATCGTTTGATTGAACTCTTTGGCGTCGCAGTAATCATCGCGCATCATACTGGTAAAGAAAGAGCCGACGACGCTTCGTTTATGTCAGCGCGTGGTGGTTCTGCTTTTGCTGGGTGGATGGATTCTGGTATCAAACTCATGGGACAAAAGCCAAATGTAACTATGTTCTACGAAGCAAGAAACGCAAGAGAGCCAGATACTCACTTATCTCGATTTGATTTTGAGAAAGGCACATGGGACATGGTTGACTTTGATGAGGGTCCAGATGAAGTAGAGATTGCTCAGAAGGTAGCAGATGCAATGGATAGAATTACTTTCTATACAAGACAAGAACTAGAACTATTGGCAAGACAAGCATTGAAAGAAAACAATTTACCTAGTGGCGAGCGAGCTGCAAGATACGCAGTCAGTCATGTGCAAAAGTATTTGGGCGATATAGTTAAGACTCATGCTATCCCTGGAAAGCAAACTTGGCACTATCGATTTGATAATAAGGGTAAGAAACCTTGGGAATAACTGGTAGGATTTAGTTATGATTGCTTTCCCAAATAAAAAATACAATATCATTTACGCTGATCCTCCTTGGCAATTTAACAGTCGTATTCATCAAGAAAATCGTGGCTTCACACATAGCTTGGAAGATCACTACGACACAATGAAAGGCAAAGATATAAAAGATTTGCCAGTTCAAGATATTGCTGACGATGATTGTATTCTTTTCATGTGGGTAGTTGACTCACATTTGAAAGAAGGCATAGAAGTAATTGAGTCTTGGGGTTTTACTTACAGAACAATTGGTTTTACTTGGGTCAAAGAATATCCAAATACTTTTCCCCCACAAATATGTTTTAACTTTTCTCCTTATCTATTGAAATCAACAGAGATTTGTTTGATTGGCATGAAAGGTAAATTAAAAAATATTAAAGATCGAGATGATGTTAAAGGTCTTTGCTTTGAAGCAAGAACTAAACATAGTGAAAAGCCTCATGAGATTAGAAGAAGAATAGAAACAATGTGCAAAGATCTACCTAAGATAGAATTGTTTGCTAGAAAAAACTTTGATGGTTGGGACGCCTGGGGTAACGAAGTATGAGAAACCCATACAAAATAGAGGGCCCAGCATTGATTAGTTTCTCTGGTGGTAGAACGTCTGGCTTCATGTTGAAGCAGATAGTAGACGCTCACGATGGTGTCCTCCCGGAAGATGTGCATGTAACTTTTGCAAACACTGGTAAAGAAATGCCTGAAACTTTGGACTTTGTTAGGGATTGTGGCGAACATTGGGGCGTCAAGATCAATTGGTTAGAGCTAGAGATAGGTGAAGAACGACCGATATATCGTACAAAAATAGTGGACTATGAGTCAGCTTCTAGAAATGGTGAGCCTTTCGCTGCTTTGCTAGATAGAAGGGCGTATCTACCGAACCCAGTGGCTAGATTTTGCACAGCCGAGATGAAGATTAGAAGAATGAAAGATTTTATGTGGAAGGTTCAAGGCTATAAATACTGGGACAATATCCTTGGTTTGCGACACGACGAGCCGAAGCGTGTAACCTCGTCGCGTAATGCTTCGACTAAAGAGCGTTGGGAAAATCTTATGCCTATGTACGAAGCAAAGCATGGGATCAAGGAAGTATTAAAATTTTGGCAGAAAGCTAACTTTGATTTGAGATTGCCGACAATCAATGGTCAAACAGTAGCTGGTAATTGTGACTTGTGTTTCTTGAAAGGACGCAAAACTCTCAATGCCTTGATGAAGGAACGACCTGATCTAGCAGATTGGTGGATTGCCCAGGAGAATAGATTTGGTAATGAGTCTGGCGCAACCTTTCGATCTGATAGGCCGCCCTACATTGAGCTCGTTGAGGAGGCAAAAAATCCTAAGATGTTGGATCTATTTGAGGACGATAGCATGTCGTGTTTTTGTCATGATTAAGCTAAAAAACGGTTGTGCAACGCTGATTGGCGATTTTGCACAGCGTCTGAAAAAAGTCAATAAAATCAATGACTTAACGATTGTGCAGTTGTGCAATTGCACATGCCTGCACATGCGCACAGCGTACGCTGAAACCCTTATGTTTACTGGGTTGTGCAGTTGTGCGGTTGTGCACTTCTATAAGAAGGGAAAGAGTGGGGATAAATCCCACATTCCCACTCCCTTTTTCTTTCTTAATATAATTAATAAAACAGTGAGGTAAAAATGGGAAGATTAAAATGAGAGGTACAAAGATAAGGTACAACGGAAAGTTGTCAGAAAAAACATTAGAAAATATTAATGCAAGTGTAAATAGGAGATTGAATGCGAGGCAAAAACAAAAGGCCAAAGTTGAAAGATGAGATCATTCATACTGAGTACAATTACAATAGAGTTAATCAAGGAAAAGTAATACAATTATTAGACATGCAATTTTTGTATCAGATGAAAGATGGTTCAATAAGGCATTGTATGTTTGATGAAGACTGGAGATTTGTAGCAGATGGCAAAACCAAAAAAGAAACTAACTAAAATGCAAGAGGTCTTTGTGAACCTTATGGTTTATCAAGATCTCAATCAAAGCGAGTGTGCTTTTAGAGCTGGGTTTAAAAATCCAGAAGTTATAGCCAGTCGTATGATGAACAATGAAGAATACTCACATGTTCAGGAGAGGATTAGAGATATGAAAGCTCTACAAAGGAAGAAGTATGATATTACTTTTGAGAATGTAGCCGGGAAGTTAGCAACGATTAGAGATGCCGCGGCCTCAGATGGATCTTATGGACCTGCAGTAAATGCTGAGATTGCTAGGGCAAAATTAGGTGGTCTCATGGTTGATAGAAAGGAAGTGCGCTTTGGCAAGATTGACTCTATGAGTAGAGAAGAGCTGGAAAATAGATTGCAACAGCTCATGGAAGAAAATCAAATTAGATCTATAGATGGCGAAGCTAGAATAATAGAGGACGAAGATGATAGTACAGAAGATAAAAGATTATCTGGAAGAAAGTAATTCCCAAGGAATACTTATCGACCCGGAACAATTGTTAGAATTAATTTGCGAGTGGGAAGCTGAAGAAGATTAGTCTTTTAACTCACCACCTTCTGCGAGTTGTACTATTCTTTTTGATCTAGCCACTGGATCAGAGATTAAAAGTATTGATACCATTTTATT